AGAGTTCCACCTCAACGTAATAATGGTATCCCTATGATGGCAGCAGCAGGTGGGTATGTACCTAACTTCGCTGACGGTGGTATTATTGGATTTGATGGGGCAAATGGAAGTTTTGTAAAAGGTAATAAGTTTGACGCAGATGCTCGACCTTTTACTCAGGGTGGAAGCGATTTAATACCTTTATCAAAAGAAGAATTGTTATCTAAACCATTAGAATTTCAAAAAGAATATTTAGCACGATTAGATTTTCAAAATAAAATTCAAAGTATAAACCCTCAAAAATTAAAAGACGTTGAGTTAGATAAAAAAACAAAAAACCAAGCAATTGATAATCCTTATATTTCTTCAATTACAGGTCCATCAATTTCTGAAATTCCTTCTTTGTTTGGAGAAAAAAAATCTTATGGTGATATTATAGGAAATACTGAAATAGATACTAAAAGTGTTGATATAGATGAAGTATTTAAGAGAAAAGGTGAGTTGGAAGAAAGTTTTTTAGCTGAAAAAGAATATAGTAATACACCAGAACAACAAGGTGATGGTGGAAATAATTTATATTCAGATTCAGAAAATTTAAAACAAACCATAAATAATTTAAACCCTAAAGAACAAGAATGGGAAGGGGCAGTATACGAAATGGGTGTATTAGATGAAACTGTATATGAACCTACTAATGCTCAAAAAGTAGGAGATGAAAGTGAAGCAGCTTTTCAACGACGATTAGGTGATAGTCCATTTACAAAAATAGCTGAAGAGGCTGCTGGAGAAGCAGCTAAAGATATTAGTAAAGCTGAAAAATTTGCTTTAGGAAGAGTTATGTTTAACTTTGGTACTGGTTGGGCTGAAAGCGGTCAATTAAGAGGAGCTGCTAAAAAAATGGGTAAAGATATAGACACAGATATGAATAAAATTACAGCTCTTAAAAAAGAACAAAAAGATTTAAGATTTAAAATAGCTGCAATAGACAGGGGTGAAGATATGGCTGGAGCTAAAATAGGAGCTGATGCTGAAAAAGGACAACGATTGTATAATGAAAAAAGAATGATGCAAAAAAATATTGATAAATTAAAATTAGAAGAAATAAATACTAAAAAACCTTATTGGGCTTCTCAAACTAAGAAAAATATTGCTGAAGCTAATTATTTAGATAAAATTCCTAATGCTGGATTAACAGGGGCGAGAAAAGCTGCGGATGAATTATTAGACAAGGCGCTTGGTGGTAAGGATAATAGAATTAGATTTACAGGTTTAAATAATAGAGTGGAATCTTATGCAACAAATAATAAAATGTCACTTGATGACGCAGCTAAAAAACTTTTTATAGAGACTAATGGTCTAAAATCTCGATATGATTATTGGAGAAGCTCACGTGATGCATATGATAGAGTTAAACCAGAAATTAATAGAATGCTTAACTTAACCTCTGACAATAGTCCAGTTGGTTCAACTTCAAACTATCTATCTCCAGACCAAAAAGTTATAAGAGGAGCAACTCCGAAAGCAGGTAGTGCAGCCGACCCCTCCGCTTTTACAGTTATAAAATCACAATAGTTATAATGGCTGATACACAACAATATAAACTTCGAGGACCTGATGGAGTAATACACACTCTTGAAGGACCTGTAGGTGCTAGTGACAGACAAATACAAGAAGCCCTTGTATATCAATTAAACCAACAAGAAAAAGACCCTTTAGCAGGCGATGATTCTGCATTACGTCGTGTAAGTGATATAGGCATAGATGTAGGTAAAGGTGTGATTGGTGTTGTAGATGCCGTTACTGGGTTAGCGGATATTCCTACAGGAGGCGCGGTAGGTAAATTTACTGACGAATTAAGTGAAGAGTTATTTGGAGGAACTACAGAAGATGCTAAAGCATTTTTAGATAAAGGCACTTCAAGGCAAGGTTTAAGAGCTGAAAGAGAAGTAGCTGAAGCAGAAGGATTTGGAGGCACTTTAAGTGCTATGGTTCAAAACCCTTCTACTATAATAGGTACTGTAGCAGAGTCATTACCAGCTATGTTTGGTGGGGGTAAAATTGCTCAAGGTCTTCTTAAATTAAACAAATATCGAAAAGCTCAAAAATTAGTAGGAGAAACACCAGGTAGCTATGGAGTAGCAGCAGGGATTGGTGAAGGAGTAGTAGGTGCTGGGCAACAAGCTACTGATATAAGAAGGCAAACTGATGACCAAACTTTAAGTGGTAAACAAGCTGGACTTTCTGCTTTAACAGGTATATTTACAGCTGTACTTGGAACTGTTGGAGCTAAGATAGCTAACAAAGTTGGAATAGTAGACGCTGATGTATTATTTGCTGAGGGAGTTCAAGAAGGTACAAAACGTGGATTACTAACTGATATAGCTTATGCAGCAATAACTGAAGGTGCTTTTGAAGAACTTCCTCAATCTATACAAGAACAAATACTTCAAAATGTTGCTTTAAATAAAGACCCTATGGAAGGAGTAGCAGAATCAGCGGCTACAGGTTTATTAGCTGGAATAGGTATGGGCGGTGGCGCTGCTTTATTAACTAGAGGAAAACGTAGTACCATAAAAGATGATAAAGAGGGTTTAGCTGAAGACCCTGTAGACGAAAATGAACCCCCTCAAGAAGAATCTAAATTTGGTAATCTTGGTACTTCACCAGTAGTATCCCCAATAACTAAACCTAAAGCTAAAGCTAAACCTAAACCTAAAGCTATAGAACAATTTGATGACTACGAACAAAATAAATTGCCAGATGAAACAGAACAACAGTTTTATATACGAAGGAACCAAGAAAAAATAGAAGCTGAAAATCAAGGAGAAAATGTAAATGAAGAAATCCAAATTACGGCACAAGAAGGAGGAGGAACCCCTCTTACTCAAGAATCTAAATTTTTCCCCATTACACCCACTAACGCTCCAGGAGTTGGAGGAAGCTCTAATGTTTCTGAGCCAGGAGGACTTGATGCAGCCGGTGCCCCCACGCCTGTCGCAACTGACGGAGGAGGACTGGCTGAGAGTACAGGTATTGCTGGAGGACCTGTCGCAACAGAGGGCGAGCAGCAGTCTGCATTAAAAGAAGAAGAACTTACTCAAGAAGAAAAAAATGAAGCGTTTGAGCAAGAATATAATAAACAATCAAAAGAACAGTTTGAATTAAGAAAGTCTAAAGGCCAAGAATATGTTAAAGCTAACAAATTAAATTTACATCCTTTTGAAATATCAGGTAGTAAGTATGCAGGTAGTAGTCCTTTACAAAGTATAAAAACAAATCAAAAAACTAAAGACTCTAAAATAATATTTAACTCTAAACCTAATATTGAACAAATTAGAAAAAAAGCACTTATAGATGCAAATTATGTAATTGCACTTAAAGATGTTGAATCTGCAGATACCACAGCTATTAATGAAGAAATAAATAAATTACAAACAACAACCTACAATAAAAAAAGACAAGAATATAAGAAAAAATTTACTGCATTTAAAAAATTAAAAGAAAATAAATCTTTGGCAGAAAGAACATTAAAAACAAAATTTAATAAAAAATTCCCTGATTTAAAACCTAAAGAGCAGGAAGGAGGCACTACTTTTCCTCAAGCTTTGCAAACTAAAGAATATGAAAATAAAGTAAGAAAAATATATGAAAAACACGAAGGAAAATTAGACTTAAAAGAATTAGACATAGAATTACAAGAAGATATTAATAGAGCTCAAGAATATATTAATAGTTTAAGTAGCACATCTAAACTACTATCTAATAAAGAAATAGAAGAAAATAAAAATAAAATTAGAAATAGATTAATTACAAGATTAATTAATAAGAGAAATAGAATAGATACACCTAAAGCTCCAACAATAGAACTTCCTCATCAACAATATAAAGAAGAGTTTAGACAATATAGAAAACAAGAAAAAGATAAAGATAAAAATAAAAATATAAAAGAAATACAAAATAGTTTTAACGAGCAGGTTGATAAAGAAACTGATTCTACTGAAGTTAATACCGACAAATTTTTAAATAGTTTAAGAAATACACCATCATTACCTCCTAAAGAACGTGGTGATGGTGACCCTGTACTAGAAAGACAGGCTAAAGTAGCTTTAATTATTGCAGGTGAGTTATTAGATGGCGAGGGAAACCCTAATCCTCCTATAAATATAAAAATTATATTAAATGAAATAGGAAACTTATATGGAGTTAATGCGCGAATAGCTCAAAGATTATTAAGAGTAAAAAGTAATACTAAAATTCAAGCAGGTAATGTTAAAGGAAACAAAGCCGGTCAATATGACCCTAAAACTAATACTATTACAATTAATTTAAAAAACCTTGATGGTAATCTTAATATTAATAAGTTAAATGTAGTAAACGTTATACTTCATGAAAGTATGCATTCTTCACTTGACCATATAATTGATTCGACTGCTAGATATGATTATTTAAAAAAGAAAGGCACAAAAATAACTACTGCAGAAAAAGCAGAATTAAAAGTTATTAATCAAAATCTTACTGCAACTCAAAGAAATTCTGTTAAAGAACTTAAAAATATACGTAAACAATTACAAAAATTTTATACACAATCAGGAAAAACTATACCTGTTGGTCTTAGAGAACAAGACGACCTTAATGAACTTATAGCTTATTCTTTTGAAGGAAAAAATTATCAAGGAAGTTCTTCTAATCTTCAACAAGAATTAGAAAACATTAGTCAAGACCAATTACTTGCAACTGATAGAAAAGATGGAAAAATTTCCGTTGAAAAAAGAAAAAACTTTAATAAAAAACGAGAGAACTTTTTAGAATTAATAAGTAAATTAGTAGATTCATTTGTTAAAGTTTTAGGGTTTACAGAAGGAAGTAATAAAAGTTCTAGTTTAGCTGCAATTGCTACGCAAGTTGATATTATATTATCACAAGGATATGAACCTGCTGTTGCTGAAGCAGCAGAAGACTTTGGATTAAGAGGTAAAGAAACTAGGTTTAAAGAAGGACGTAAATCTGTAGGAGTAGACGCTGATGGAACCCCTGTAAATAGAAAATGGAAAATAGGTAAAACTAAAGAAGAAATAGCAAAATTTAGTACAAAGAAATCAGGAAAATCAGGTGTTAATAAAAAAGTTTCAAAAAGAGTATCAGAAAGACTTATTAAGGATGAAAAATCAGCCGAACAAAGTATGCAAGAAGATATAGACAAAGCTATAAAAAACGCTCCAGACCAAAGAAGTATAGTAAGACAAGTTGTAAGTAATATTAATACTCAAACTACTAGACAAATGTTACAAAATGATAGAGCTGCTATAGTAGAATTAGACCAAGCAAAAGAAACTGCTGGGGAACTAGAAACAGGAGGAGACAATGCTAATAATATAGCTACAATAATGGATTCAATTTTTGGTAAAGCTGACTTTGTTTATAAAAGAGAAATACAAGAAATAATGAGCAGATATAAACGAACGATAGCAAAATGGGTAGATGAGTATGATGGAAAACCAGAAGATGCAGTAGAACAACTTCATTTAATATTACAAGCTATTCACGAATCTGAAAGAAGACATGTAAAATACTTAAAAAATGTTCCTTTAACTGAGGCTATAAATTTAACATGGGTAGACGGGTCTAAAGTATCTGCAAATCAATATAGATTAAATATTATAGAAGAGCTTGGAGGAAATCTTAACCTTTCAAAAAATGATGCTTTAGGATTAAGAAAAGATTTAGAAACTTTAGTTCAAAACTATGCCGATATAAATGGAGGTACAAGCGCCTTTGATACAAAAGGAAATCCCGATGCTTTAGATGAAACTTCTGTATTATATAATGTTACTGAAAATAATCATGAAACCGAACAAAAAAGAAGAGACTCAATAAATAATAACCCTAAGCTAAAAGAAATACAAAAAAATATTTCCATAGCAATGAAACAACTACAAGACGCTACTTTAAAAGTAAATTCTGAAGCTGGATTTAATACTTCTTTATCTCAAAACTTTATTAATTTTTATAACTTTAACAATTATGTTCCTTTAAAAGGAAGGCCTCAATTTAAAGAAGGAACTGACCCAATTTATGATTCAGATTTTGATTATACTGGAACAAAATTAGGAGGGACAGCTAGGGATATAGCAGTGGGATTAGAAGGTAGGGATACTTCAGCAAAAAATAGTGTTGTGCAATCTATAGTAGAAGCTATTCATGCAACTGCAAGAGTGGGTAGAAAAGGTTTAACAAAAGCTATTATAAATAATATAAATCAAGGACACATAAAAGGAAAAGTTGGTAACCCAATTTCTTTAATAGATAGGTATTTAAAAAGAGGTAAAGGAGAAATAGATACTTCTAAATTAGGAGAGAATGATTTTATTCACGAAAATGAAGATGGTTCTATTCAAGTAATTACTTTAGATAATTCTCCAAGAAATAGTCGAATAGTAAGAGCTATTAGAAAACCTATTAACAATGACACTCCAAATGTTGATAAAGCTTGGAATGCTTTAAATGCTATTACAAGTAAATTTGGACAAATGCATACTAGATATAATCCTGCATTCCCCTTATTAAATTTTATAAGAGATGCAATAACTAACTTTTTTATAATTGCTGTAGAAAATCCTTCAGCCCTTCCGTTATATACAATGGAAATAGCTAAACAAATGTTAGTATTACCTATGGTATCTACTAATAGAGCAGTAGCAGCTTATGTTAGGGGAGATATTAAATCATTAGAAAAAGCGGCTAAAAAAGCAGGACCTGGAAGTATTCAAGCTGATATGTTAGATTTTTTTCAATCAGGAGGTAATGTATCTTATATACAATCATTAGCTACTAATAATCAACTCCAAGATGTTTTAAATGCGAGTTCAAAATTTGGAAAAAATCAATATATACTACAAGGAAGAGAAAATTTTAATGGTTTTTTTGATAAATTAGTAGGAACTTTTGAACTTTCTGTAAGATTAGCTGCTTTTAGAGCTATAAAACATCAACGAAAAAGCTTAGGTTTAAATGAAAAACAGGCTATAGAATATGCGGCTATATATTCTAAAGACTTAGCTAACTTTGAACAAACGGGCGAATGGGGTAAACAACTAGGAGCGTTATATATGTTTTTTAGACCTAGTGCAACAGGCGCAGTTAGAGCTTTAGATGCTATAAGTCCAGCTTTAAGAACTTTAACAGTGCCCGTAGGAAGTGGAGGCAGACAAGTACAAGAAGATAGACTTCCTGATAGTATAAAAAATGACCCTGCTAAACTTGAAACGTGGAGAAATAATTATACCCGTCAAATGAGAAATGGGATGATAGTTAGTATAGCAGCCCTAGGTTTTGGAGCGTTAATGTATAATATGTCTAAATATTTAAGTGGCGATGATGAAGAAGGAAGAAATATAACAGACGCTGATAATATGTCTAGATGGACTAGATTTTCTAGATTTCAAATTGGGGAATATATGATACAAATTCCTTGGGGTTTTGGACTAGGGGGATTAGCCGCTGTTGGAGCTCAACTAGCTGCTTTAGAAGATTTAGGAGGCTCTACTTATAATGAAAAAGGAAAAATAGCTAGAAATATTTCTGAAATTTTATTAGATTCTTTTTTACCTATACCTATATCTAGAATTGATTATACTGATAATCTTAGTAATGCAAGTTTTTTTGTGATGGATACTTTAGCCCCAAGTTTTGTTAGACCTTGGTTAGAATTACAACAAAATACAAGTGGTTTTGGCTATCAAGTATATAGACAAAATAATAGATATGGCCAAGCTTATGCAGCAGGGGATAATACACCTGAGATGTATAAAGATGCGGCTATGTGGTTAAGTGATTCCACAGGTAAAGAAGTACAAATAAGCCCAGATATACTTTATTTTTTATCAAATAATTATTTTGATGGTCCAGGAAGAATTTTACATAATTTATATGAAGGAGACCTTTTAGTTAAGGGTAAAAAAAATCCAAACTTAGATAATGTAAGTAAATCTACTATGGCATTTGATAGTTTTATTTCAACACAAACTAAAATAGTTGCCGAGGATTTTCAAAAAACTAAAAATAAATTAGAAACTAAATTTAAACAATTGGATGCATTTATATTAGATGAAAATAATTATAAACCGGGTATCTATGAATTTTTAGCTAAGCCAGAAAATATAGGTCTTGAAGATGCTAAAAGAAAATGGAATAAATTAACTAAAGGTGGAAATTATTCTAAATTACAACAAGAACTGTCAGAAATGAGAGTTAATACTACAATACCTTTAAAAGAAAGAAATAAAAATATTAAAGAACTAAAAGCAGAGTTATTAAAAGAAAAAAGAGAAATTTTATTAGATATTGAAGAAGTCGTACCTCAACTTGTAAAACCTCAATCACTAGACTCTCAAAAAAACCGTAAGAGAACTGATTATAATCCAGATTAAATTTTTAACTAAGTCGCCAAGCTCTTACACCTAAGCATTTATCTTTAACTGTAATAAAAACTTTTACCTTAATGTTAGCACGCTTAGCCCCTGATTCTATTGCATGTAGGATAGGAGAAGGTTTAGTAGTAGGAATAAAAAAGCTCTCACCCCTACCCATATTCTCAAAAGGAAATACCCACTCTAACTCATCATGCAGATTCAGACTTCTGCTCCTTTAATAAGTCATCTAAAAACTTAGTGGTATCTATTTCAATAGCAGTGATAGGACTAAATCCTGTGGCTGGCTTCCACCCTGTACCCATTCTTAACTTCTTATCAGCTATTGTGTATCCCTTTTCTTTCATATTGAATGTAAATTCACGAAGACTAACTCCATTTTCTGTAAGATAAACCCTGAAGTGCTTCTTCTCTATATAAATTTTTGACATATCTATATCGGCTCTAATTACTAAATTACTTCTAGGCTCCATAGTTACCTTATGATTGTCCATAGCAAGTATGCCTGTCTGATGTTCATTAATATACTCACCCAATACACTTTCATAATCTACACTATTAATTCTAATAACATTATCTCTAATATTTATCATCTCTCTCACTGCATATTTATAAATTCTATCTATATCTAAAGTAACTATTTTAGCTTCTATAGCAATCTCAGCGGCTGTAAAAGTAGAGGCTATAATATTTTCATAGAATCTATATACACTATCATCTCCAAAATCTTCTTTAAATTTAGCTATCCATTTAGCTATCAAGTCATTTACTTCTGAATGAGATTTAGTATATAAATGTTGTATAAATTTACTACCAGCATGACCATAATTTAATCTAAATGTATCAAATATTTTAGCTGATATTCCAGGCACTTCCTCAAACAACGCAGGCTTATGCATATTAAATTCTATTAAACGAGCAACCTCTCCGTTAGGGTCTTTTTTTATAGTGCTTAGTTTGTCATAAAGAGAATGATTGGAGGTAAAGATAGCTATTAAAGATGCAGATAGCTCATGTTCTCGTTCTGCATTAACTGAAGCTTGCATACGCATCTTAGCTTTACCTTGAGATATTTTATGTATAAGCCTTGACAAATCTCTACCGTGTATATTACCTACTTCATCAAGTCCTAGAGGTAGATTGTGTAAAGCTAAATACCTTCCTGTTAAAGCGTTTTCTGTAGAGTTACCTTCTAACACAGATAAGTCTTTAGGGTTACCCCATATACTTAGAGCAGAGAACAAAGCTCCAGTTTTACCTGCACCAGATGTGCCTGTTAAAGATATAGCTACTCCACTTGTAGAAGTTAAATTCATAAGAGTAGAACCAAACCCAGATAACATTGTAAAGGCATGAAGCTCTAAACTAGGTGAATTAAGTGTATTAGCGGCTTCTTGCCAAGCTTCATAAGAGCCCTCAGGAGATAAATGGGTAGCTATACCCCTACATAAAGGAGAGGTAGGACTACTTAAAATCTCGCCTTTCTTAGTTATTTCTTTATTACCAATTACAAAAGCTTCTTTATCAGCCGTCCAACCCATTTGCATACGCATAATTTCTGCTTTATCTCTTGCAATAAGGTATTGTCCCCATTCATATATGTATTGCATTAAAAATTTTCCTTGATGGTTAGAAGGGTTATAAATGATACCCACACTAGTTATTATCTCTCTAAACTTGTCTAAAGCATATAAGTATTTCATTGGCAACATAAATTCTCGTTCAGGGTCATTAGGTAAATGAACCTTCATTAATAAACATTCACCATCATGCACACTGTAGATTCTTTTGATAGGATACAAATCATAGGTTGAAACTAAGATTGGGTCTTTAGCCTGAGCATTTCCATCTTCGTCAAATACTACGGGCGGTTGAAAATATATACCCCCATTTTTACCATATCTAAATGGACCTAAATCTTTAGGTAAACTTACTAACCCAGTTTTAGGTAACACTTGAACTTCTTGACTAGTAGGTGCAGGTTTAAAACTTTTTCCTAAAGCTAATGGGTTCTTTATTTTTCCTTGATGTTCACACTTATCACAAATCCCAGCTTCTAATTCATTAAATACTTTACATGACTGAGGTTTATCTTGAGTCTGATTAGCTTTACGCTCAGTAACCTCTTTATTATAGTGTTTATGCCCCTCAGATAAATTATGTATAGCTGTATTTCTATCGTCACAATGTTGAGCTATTGATAATCCTGCATACCATAAAGGCTCAGGTATATCGTTAGGTGTAGTTATCATACGTTTTATATGCCCACACCCTTTATCTTTTAGACTTTTAATAGCTATAGTTTTAAAGTTAGACTGAAAATTATCTAGCTTTAGAATATTTTTTTGGTCCTCAGTTAAAGGACCTTTAGCCTCTAGTAATATATCATCTAGAGTTGTTTTAACTTCGCCTAAGTATGTTTTGAAGTTTTCTATATCATACGTAGGTATCTCCCGGCTTATAAGTTTAGTAAGAGTAGGAGGAGTGTCTTTCATGTTTAAAGTATTAGGACACCTCATAATTCTTGCTGGGTCAGCCATGACTGCTCTATCAATACGCAACCCTTTTTCTAAACAATAGTCTCTAAGTTTTTCAGAGTATGCTACATACTGAGATATAGAAATATTATCGTTCATTATCCAGTAAGCATGAATACCTCTACCTGAGTCTAATTTTAGTGCGCCAGGGAAGTGATTCTCTTCTATAAATTTATCTAAAGCTTGTTCAGCTTCTTCTTTAGTAGAGTAGTCCTTTTCATCACCTACATCTAAATCAATAAATAAAGACCTAAAATATAAAGCATTATCTGCCTTTCTACTATAGCCATCAAAACTACCAAGAGCTATATAAATATTTGAGTCTTCTTTACTTTTAAGCTCTTCAATTTTTGGTTCAATTTCTTCAACGGATTCAACAAAATAATGTTTAACCCTGTCTTTAATTGTAGCTATACAATAGACACCCTCTGTAGGTAAAACTTTTTTATAGAATTCATTTATCATCTTGAAGACCAATCACTAGCGTATTGCCGAGCGTTAGCTAAGTTGCGTGCTGGTAACACATTGTTTTTTAAATCAAGTTCAACCAAAACCATAAATTCTAAAATTAGTTTTTGATGTGCTTTCCTGATAGGTTTCCCTCGAAACCAGTTATGTACACTCTGTCTACTTACTTTAAACATATCACTTAGATACATCGTAGGTAGATTAGACTTGACACATAGTTGAGCTAGTTGTATGCCTAACTTATTTTGGTCGGCGTACTGTAAGCCCAATAAAAATTTGTCGCTATAAGGTCGTGCCATTTTAACTCCCGTTTTTATTTGTCCATCGTTTAATAATGTCTGAAACTTCTTCATCTCTTTCTATTTGTTGTGAAGTAGGTTCTGCTGGTGTTTCAAGAAATACATCAAATTGCACCGTGGGCCGGTTAGGGTCTACTTCATTCTGAGTTTTTACATTTAATGTAATAGCCTTAGCTGCGGTACGGTCTTTTGATTTGAGTTGTAAATCTTCCATATCACATTCTTTAATAGCGGCTACTGGAGAGAACAAAAGTTTGGGTATATTAACTTCTTCATCAAACTGTAATTTTGTTATAACTCTTCCTGCACTAACACTATTATTTGCAAGCATCTGAATATAAGGTCTAAAAGGCCATTTACCATGCTTCTCTTTACCAAAACAAGACATCGCTGGCAGAACTAATTGAATAATGTCTCCTTTCATATCCTTAGCTAAAACTACTGCTATACGCCATGAAAGTTTACAAGCCGTGCCCATGCCATTAGCACCTGAACCTCGTACACTATTTTTACATTGGTTACAAGATTTTGCTTGAGCAATAGGCACATCCTTGTCTGCTACTTGAGAATCATTAGACCAGCACACAGGACTTGAAATTTTACCCTCCTGATATACTTTATCATAATAAGTTCTAGACGGCGTGTGAGCCATCTTTATTATTACAACATTTAAATGTTGGTCAGGAGCTACGGCTACCTCTTCACTTCCTAACATCTTTCTAAATTTGTTTCCATTCAAAGAGATGCGATGAAGAGGTTTATTTAACTCCCCTGATACCGCTAAAGTATCTGAATCTAAAGGCGAGTGACTGTCTTCAATTATATCCTTAAGTTCATCAGTCATGTCTACCCTTAATCTTTAGTAGACCATTTATCAATAATTCCTGATATATCGTCAGACTTATCCATACTCTCAGTAGGGTCTTTTCTTACTACAGGTTCTTCTACTTTAGGTGCTTCTTTTGGAGCGTCAAACTCATCAAATTTTTCAGGAACTTCTTGAATAAATCCTCCGTCTTCTTCCTCAAAACCAAATCGTCCCGCACCTTGAGAACCTTCTACATACTGAATTACTTGAACAGCTCTAAGTCTAAGAGCTACACCTGCACCTACCATACTTGTAAAATAAGGTGCGACATAACCATTAACTTTAACTTCAGAGCCTCCCCATATATTACTGTCTTTCATTACTGTGCCTTTTGAATCAAAGATAGCTGGAGGATAAGCCGCTTTAGATTTAAACTTAAGAATAACATTACCTGTAGGCTTTCCATCATCATCTAACTCGTCCATGTAAGGGGGGTTAGAAGTTTTAACTTCTTTACCTTTATTTTTCTTAGTTTCTTCTTTAACGTTTTCAGCAAATATACCATTAATTTTTTCAACTAGTGGTGATGCTTCTTCTTTAGTAAGTATTACATTTACTTTGTACTCACCCTCTTCTGAAAATTTAGTGTCGGGTTTAGATAACCAAGGGTATTGTGCAATACCTTTTGGTGTAGTGATTGTGTTATCTGTTGTTGCCATGTTTGTATCTCCTTAAGTTATTTACTTGGTTTGCGAACTACAATTTGAAACTCTCTCATAGTACTAATACCAGGAGGTAATCCCTCATCGGTTCGGTTGCTTAAAAATTCCTTGAAATTAGTCTGATGTATGCGTTGTTGTAATAATTCAATTGCGTCATTGTTCATAACGTAGTCCTTAAAATTATCCCAATCACCACATACAAAATTCTCTTTCATGGTTTTTATGATTGTTCCGCTTCCAGTACGAATACTATCTGCGTCTATTTCGTTACACGAGTTCAGCATAACTTGTTCTAACTGTGCAAGTTCGCCTTTTAAATCTTTATCTTTGGCATCGAACTCTCTTGCATTAGCGTCACGTTTATTACGAATTGCAATATACGCTTTGACTAATTCTTCTAATTTAACTGACATTTTCTAACTCCTCTCTATATAAATCAACTAATTTTATGTGGGAATCCACCTTACCCTGAAGCATTCTATACATTCTTTTTTCTACATCTGACCCTTGTAAATGAACAACTGTCATTTTATTAACCTGTCCTACTCTATCCATACGAGCAATACATTGTAAATATACCTCCACACTCATAACAGGAGACCAAAATAAAACTACATTGGCTCTAGTTAGAGTTACTCCATGTGATGCAGACTGAGGTTGAACAACTAAAACCCTAGGGTTGTCCTCTGTTTGGAATCTATTAATAACTGCGGCTCTTTCAGTGGCTTTAACATCTCCATGAATAAGCTCATTACTTATATTATTCTTTGTTAAATGGTCAGCTACTAAAGTAATAGTATGTCTATATGGCACAAACACTAATACTTTATGTTCTGTTTCTTCTACTGCTTCCATTAATGCATTTAATCGTGGCTTAATATCAAACTCAATTACTTCTTTTGTATCTGTATAAACTGCTCCTCCTGATATCTGTAATAACTTATTAAGCCCAGCCGCTGCATTAACAGCGGTTACTGATTCTCCCCCTGTTTCAATAAGCATTTGATTTTTTAATTCTTTATAATACGAAAGTGCTTGAGTAGTTAAAGGTATTTCTCTTGTTTGATACATAACATCAGGCAAATCTAAACACTGGGCCTTAGCAAATCTAATTGCTGGTTGTAAAGCTTCAAATACTTTATGTTTAGAATCAGGTCTTGGTAACCATTTAAATCTAGATATTTGATGCATAACTTTATCTCTCCATGCATTGGTAAATTTAGGAACTCGCTCAGGAGCTACTAACTTTGCTATACCATATGCATCCATAGGAGATTGAGAAGCTGGTGTACCTGTAAGCATCCATAATCTTGTATCAAGAGTAAGAATTTTAGATATAGTTTTCCATCTTGAAGTGCTTGTAGACTTGTAAGCATTAGCTTCATCAATTACTATTAAATCAAACCCTCCCTTTTTAATAGCTTCTTTTACGATATTAACACCATCATAATTAATAATCACAAACTCATATGAGCTTTCTATAATAGTTTTTCTTTTGTCTGCGGAGCCATGACATACAGCAGATGTCCGATGCATACAAGTATTAAATATATCGTTTTGCCAAGCTGAATACATAATAGATAATGGACAGATAACTAATACTCGTTTAACAAGACCGAGGTTCATTAGATAATCTGCTGACCATAACACAGAAGAAGTTTTCCCTGTACCTGCTTCATTAAAACAAAATGCTTTAGGATTAATACTTAAAAATTCAGAGGTAACTCGTTGATGGTCAAAAGGTTTATACAGACCAGGCCAATTATATTCTTTTACTATAGGGGAGGGTAAAGCAGTTTTAAATCTAATGGCTCTATTGAGGTAGGTCATTTCTTGAACACCCCAATTAACTAAAACATCTACAAGTTTGCCGTGGTTTTTTATAATAGCTGACTTATTTAGTTGAGCCACAATACTATTGCCTATTTGTTCTGAAACAGTTATTTGAACTGCTTTGTTATCAATTAATTTCATGTTCCCTCTCTTAAAATCGTAAGGTTACTATAACCCCACTGCGAAATTAAGTATACTACTTAACATATTTATATGTCAAGTTTTTTTAGTTCTTTTTTTTCTTTCCCTTGTACTAGTCTCAGATACAAGCTTTTTAGAAGAATTTCTTTTGAATGAACGGTTTTTAGATTTAGATTGAATCGTAACCCCGGCCTTGTTAGAACCACCCTTAGATAGAGCTTTTCTATGTGACACATCTTTACCCTCACGTTTGTCTGCTACACCGTTTTTGTTTGCATCTTTTCCTGTCTTATCTATCTTACGGCGTGCACGTTGACGTTCCATGCGACGTTCATGCTCTGACTTACGAGCTTTTTGTTGCTGGTATTCTTTTTTATAAGGTCTTTTTTTCTTTGTATATGCCATTTATGTATTTTACCACATTTATCTTCTTGGCTTCCAAAACTCACAACTATCTACTGAGCACCACCCACATAAAGGAGTAGGGTTAGCTTGCCATACATCATTATCATATGACATTTCTAATCTTTTTAAAGGTTGTTCAAATCTTCCCCATGATTTGTCCATATCTTTTCTAAAATATGTTTCTTCTACAATACTGTTATGCATTATAAAAAACAAAGCCCCTTTTACTTTTTGAACATCAGGGAATATACTAAACACCATTAAAGACATTAACCTTAACTGTTTAGGGTCAGGATATTTTTTACTCCCTGTTTTATAATCAACTACAAATGCATGTGTCCCATCTACAATAAGTAAGTCAGCAATGCCTCTTACCCACCGAGTATCACTATCAAAATCACATGGCTCTTTATTATAAGTCAAAGCCATTTTATGTTCAGGGTATTTATCCCCTTTAATTTTAATAAGAGGGTCTACAAATTGTTTAAATCGTTGATAATTTTTAGCTAACTCTTTGCCTTCTTTCACATAGAGTTCTAACGCCTCATGCACTTCAGTACCATATCGCATAGCTTCGTTCTCTTTAACTATGTAATTTTTTAATACTTTTATTTCATGATACTGTCTGGGGCAATTTTGATATTGCTTTAGTGCTGAGTAACTCCATGTAAAGTCTGCCATTATCTTCCTTGTCCTCTGTATTTTTTGTATCCAGCTCTAAAGCTTTTGTTCATGGAAGATGTCTTTGGTATTCGTCCACCTTGACTCGTTCGTTTGTGTGTTGGTTCATATACTTGTTCTGTTTGTTTAACTTTCCTAGCCATTAATTATCCTTTATAAATTTATTTCGGGTCTCAACCCCCACAAATCCGCACGATTGTGATTCTCGAATAGTGTCAAAATCAAATGGAGTAGGAGGTACATGGTCAGGTGGTATATTACTATATTCTTTTAACAAACAACTCGCCGCCTTATGTTCTGAACAGTGTTCTTTAAAGTACTGAATAGCCACAGAGCAGTCGTTGAAGTAGCCCACAAATTCTAAGTCATCGTAGTTTCCTGATAGGCTTACTGTCAGTATAAAAATACCTTCAGCTAACATTTTAGTAGCCCCAGTAAGTAGAATCAAGTGTATGACCTACACAATCACATTTTACTACTGCTTTGTGACAATTCATACATCTTTTAGTTAATCCCATCTTAATTTTTTCTTCGTCTTCTGCTACAATGTCATCTTCCCATTGTTGTTTTAGTTCATGTACCGATATAAAGTTACTATGCTCTATCATATTAGCCATTTTAACAATCTCCGTAATTATCTGCAAAACCTCCCTCGCAAGTAATAGGTAAATCTTTACCCCATTGAGGTGGTATAGACATTTCTTTCATCATAAAATCTAAAGCTTCCTGTCTTTCTTTTTTAGGTGCAACACATACTATAGCATCGTGTACTGTAAGTATGGGTTTATATTTTCTATTAATTTGAATCATTTGTTCACCTATAACTATTCTAGCTAATGCCTGTACTACATTTTCTACTACTGAACCTCCCCATATACCTACTTTACCTCGTCTTGACTTATAAACAAATCTTCCTTTAGCCTCAGAAGTATCCCATTCTAGTTCAGGATAGTATATATACATTCCATTAGGTAGTTGTATACCCTCTTTAGTAACCTTAAGAACCTCGTGTTTGCCTATATAATAAGGAGCTTTACCATTTTCCCATGATGCTATATCTCCTAATGCTTGGTCACAATCCTGCCATAAGTCAATTACTTCGTGGTTTAAATCTCTATAAACTTTAACTAAGTTTTGACATTCCATATCCGATAACTTAGCACTAGGTGGTTGAGTTTCTAATGTGTGTTGTAGTTTCTTCCACCCTGTACCATACCCTAATCCAAGTATACAAGTCTTTCCAACAAACCTTTCTACCTTGTTTCTTTTATCTATCTTCTTGTTATATACCTTAGACGCAAAATTAGAATATACATCTTCCCCTTTTCTAAATTGTTCTACCACATCTTCTTGACCTGCAAGCCACACTAGTATACGAGCCTCGATTTGTGAGGAATCTACATTTAATATTACATGGTCATCAGGTGGAAGAATTCCATTCTTTAAAGCTTTTTTCTTAACGTCCCTGCTAGGTAAGTTCTGAAAGTTTATTTTGTCCTGTCCTGACCACCTACCTGTGTGAGCTCCGTAGTATCTTAATGGTACGGGAAGAAGGCCTCTGTTCCGTGCACCAATGTCTAGAAATCTTCTAATTCGTGATTCTTCCATTGTCGACTTAGTGCCAAGCCTTACAGAACATAGCTCTTGAATAAAGCTATCCTCATGTTCACATAACTCTATAAATCCTAAATCATTTTTAGCTAACGCATAAGTTTCTTTCTCAGTTGTAGGAGATATTTTTAAAGGTACATCTACCCCTAGCTCTTCTAATAATTCAGCAAATTGTTTGTTACTTGCTAACTTCTTGCGTACATCTTCAGGAGTTTCACATTTAAGCTTCTTCATCAATCCCTCTAACAGTTCTTTTTTCTCTTTCTCTACTTCTTCTAGACGAGTAATTAATAAAGCATCATCTACTGATAATGTAGGTACGGTGTACATGCGGGTTGTTATATCTATCAGCTTGAGTTCTTCTAAAGGAAATGAAACATTCAATGCTGCGAAGAGTTTTGCTGTCAAGTTAACATCATTCTTACAGTATTCGCCATATCTATGAAGTTCATGAGGTTGAAAGTCCTCCAATCGTTTTCCTTTAGCGTCCAGAACCTCTGTTCCTTTTACTCCCAGATTGTAACGCTCAGCTAAAGCTTTTAATGAACCCCCTGCATTTGTGCCATGCACTGCACGAGCCATAGATAGTGTATCAAGATAAAGTTTAGGGACTGCTCCAAATATCCACGAGAGAATTGCTCCGTCAAAATGAATGTTATGACACAACAGTCCTGATTCTTCCCACTCAAAAGAATTTATTATTTCTTGTAACTCTTCGTGAGTACCTGAATACCATTTAGTAGAGCCATCATTTACTTTAATAGCAAAGCCAATGACTTGAAACTGAGGACTCTTAATATATTCTTCAACAGTTAGGGCTTTTAATCCATACCCCGTGTCATAGAATGTTTCAAAATCAAGTGTTATTATTTGTTTCATTTTTCCTCTCTTTTTTATTAACACATACACCTTTTAAATCTCTTGTGTGTCCACACCACCATTGCTCATAAAAGTATGTAGCTGGCTTACCACATTCTTTGCATACTCTTTTAGTTTTGTTATATTTTGTTGGCATATAAAGTATGTTCGTCTCTACACAATGCAGAACACCATCGCCGTTTATCTTTTATTTTAGTTTCACACCAAATACATTTGCCTGTCTCATTATTTTCTATTGAAGTATTCACAGATTTTAAAGTTTCATCTAACCTTTTCTGCATTTCATCAGTAGCTATGTCTACTTCATCAGCCATTTAATTTGCCAAGTTGGTTTGCCCAATTATGTTGCTTGCGTACTTGTTTCTTAGTCATTATAGGAGGGAGTTTCAATAAACCAAGTTTCTCCCATTTTTGTAAGATAGTTATAGCACACCCTGTATATGTAGCGACTCTCGCTCTACTCGCTTCAGGCTTTCTTTTCATAAACTCATTAGCTCTATCAATCAACGCTTGTTTTTCATCTACTGTGTAAACCACTTTTGGCATCCTTATTTCCTTTATGTTTATATTTACCCCATAGCTTATTTCCTTTGTGCATATTCCATTGTTCAGGAACTACTTGTAAATTGTTTGGAGTATGTCCTCCACCTTTTGAAATAGGAATAATATGGTCTACTACATACTTTGTTTTTTCCTCCTGGTTTCTTTCTTTTGCCTCAGTATAAAAACTTCTACACAATGCTTTTTCCTCCTTTGATAAAAGTTTATATGTTCCCCATTTCTTTGCTCGTCTAATAGCTTTTGCTGATTGAATAACATCAGGGTTGTCTATTTTATACTGCCTATTATATTCTCTACAACTTTCTAAATTATTTTTTCTAAATCGTTCTGCACTTGTTCTATTTTGTTCTTTAGCTTTTTCAGAATTATTTTTTCTCCATGTAACTTTAAATTCTGCGTTACGCTTAGGGTTAGCTTCTTTCCATTCTTTTGTTCTTTTATTAACAGCTTCTTTGTTACGATAGTAATATTCTCTCTGAGCCTTGCGTTGCTCTTCTATATTTGCGTATGGCATATTTTTCCTTTTAAAATTATTTAGGCGCTCTCGGTAGGATACCAGTTTCTCCATTCTCTTGATTAGTCTTCACAATTACCACCAACACAGTATTTACCATTTAGTATTTCATCAGCAATATCTTCGTTAGCCTTTTCAATCTCGGCTGGTTTATGATTCACCTCATTTAAAAACTCATTAAGTTTTATTGCATACCATGATAATTTACCAGCATCATCAGAGGCGTCTTGTTCTGAACCTTTCAATCCTATGCGAGTGTTGTATTTCATTATTGTGCCTTTAAGATAACCTACATATTCCTCGTCTGTTAGTTTAGCACGAATAATCTTAATTGTCTCAATGCCTTGAGTATAGTGGGGGGGATTGGTTATTATATCTTTGTCATTCATTTAAAGAATCTCTTATAATTGGTTTAACAACGACTCTAGCATATCTATATTATGCTCGTCAATTATTATTGAGAATCCTTTTGCAGTTTGAATGTCTTTGAGATGTTTTCTTTGAAGTGCAGTAGGTCTACCTCCATTGGCTTTGCACTCTATACCAACGAATAATCCTTTATAACAAGCAATGATATCAGGTACTCCATTAGCACCATAGCCTCCTGTTGCAGGCATACAATGATAAGCACCTAGCTTATCTAATATACTTTTTACTTTAGTCTTTACTTTCTTTTCGGGTGTCATGTAGTCTTAATTAAGCTAGGGACAATTTAGTCCTTGTGTTAAATAAAAAAAGGGGACTACTAAGAGTCCCCTTTAATTACCATCTGAGTTGGATTTCTAATAGATGTAACTATTCTACATCATCTTCTTTCTCTTGTGCAACACCTACAACAAATAATGTTGCTCGTTCACAATCCTCATCTAAATTAAAATTAGAACATACTTCATTCCAATCGTTTTTAAAATCAGCTTTTTTGATAACAAACATACCACCTGAGTTGTAAGGTTTCCAACTATTGTCTGTCAATGCTTTCTCTTGTTTCTTAGTTAGTTCAAATGAGTTACTCATTACTTACCCCCCCAATATCACTCGGTGTAAAATCATTATTACTTTCTATATCATCAGTAATAAACTCATCTACTACTTGTGCCACATCATTTGGGATATCAACAATGTCAATATCTTTACCTGATTCGGTGGTCAATACTAACTTCCATGATACAATTTTTTCGCAAGTCATAATTTACTCTCCTATAATAATATCTGTATCAAGACACTCGGTTTCGGTTTTTAAATAGACACTTGCACCATAACTTGATTGTTCAAATGCCCTACCTTTACTGCATACCACTTCGCTAGGTGTAGTATTCTCTTGGTAAGTTTCATAGATATGTAACAATCCCATACCTACAAGACTACCAATTAATAATCCTGTTCCTAACCAAAATCCGTCATTACATTTATTCATTATCTTCCCCTATAAAAGTTATTACATCTTCATCAGTTTCTTCTACTGCTTTACCCTCTCGGATATGTTCTAATACTTGGTCGGATAGTTCAGCTTTTGTTTGGCTATCTAACTCAATACCCTCATCAGTTATTAGAACATCATTACCCTTATCGTCTTTCATGACAACGCCAAATGTTATGTCTTCTATATACACAAACGCTACTTTCTCAGGCTTAAATTTAAACTTCATTTTTCTTTCTCCTTTTTTTGTTGTTCTTCTTCTTCAAGTTGTCTTAACCTCATATCGTCGCCGTCCCTATCAGGGCAACGCTCAGGTGGTTGATAAGGTCTGCCGTCTTCCTCATCAACATATTCATTAGTTCCTTTAGCCATTATTAACACCCTCCTATAAAATAAAAGATTACTGATGTAAGTATCACACCAATCACAAATCCCGCCACTCTGTTGTTTCTTGCCTTGAGTTTTTCAAACTCATACGCTGATATATATCTACTCATTTTAGTTCTCCTTATAATATTTATTAATAAGATACTTCTTAGCTTTTTCTACATCTTGAAGTTTAGTAAACTTCTTTCCTAAAAATTTCCATTTGTATACATCTTCATCATCTATATACTCAATGAAAAATAATTTTTGGTTTTTATAATCACGAATACAATAATCAGCAATAAGGCGATATGTATAATTTACCTTTTGGTATCCTGAAAATCTTTTACGACTATAAAATCCTACTTTGGTTTTAAAATCTGCGACTCTCATTACTTTACCTCCCCTATGTTAAAGACTGCTAATAAATGGTCATACTGTCCCCAGTGATAAGCGTTATTAGGTGTCCATTGAATTACAGAAAGTTTAGCGTCATACATTATTTCATTGTTATAATGATTTTTGTAAAAGTATTTTTGTATAATGGGAGTACGAGAATCATTAATACCTTTTTTTGCCATTATCTCAGGTAGCCTAGTCGCCCACATAGGTAGAATACTTCCATACTTGTCATAGTTTGGTAGGTCACTAATGTTTACAGGATAGTCTCCAACATTTGGCGAATGTAGATTACTAAGTCTGAAAGCTAATCGATTATCCCTATCTCCTGTTGGATTTCTTTCTATTACAGTTTCGTAATAAGATTCAGAGAGAGAGTTATACCCTATAATATAAACAGGGTTATTAAACACAGTCGCTTTATTTATCTTACGAGCCTGAATATCATTGTCTAACTCATTGAGTTTTTCAAGCTGAGACATAACCTCTTGAGCAATGTTCATAGGCTTGTCTACACTATCACTCGCATACTTTAACAACTCATGATAATTTCCCCCTGAAATATTTATATTATCGTACTCATTCGTCAAATTGTCTATCTCACTATTGGTAACATCATTCACTTTCTGTGCCAATTCATCTACCTTAGGCATAACATTTACCAGACTCTCTACTGCATTTCGTTTAGAAATATTCTTCATGAGAGCAGACATTCTGAATGATTGTGTAAAACAAGTGTCCCCTCTCTCTTTGAAGTTTTTAATAGACTTGAATGTATGTACATTTCTGTCTCCGTCTTTAAACACTCCAACAACACACAAGGGAATATTACTTTTACCCATGATGTATGTAGGTACTGCTTTTTTTCTATCAGACTCTAACTCAATATCATTACCCCATGCAGACCTATTTTGGTAGGCTTTACGAATAACTTGCAGTCCATAAGTGCCGTGCATTTCTTCTACTAAGGTATGACAGATACCAGTTTCTAATTCAGAAACCTCTTGTTGCGAGAGCATATGCTCTTGTGATAATAATTCTTGGTTCATGTGTATCTCCTTTATTTAATGTAGGGACTATTTAGTCCCCTAGTTATCTAACAACTGCTTAACAACTTTACAACTACTTGGTACAGTTCTATCTGATTCAGTAACTACCCAAAGACTTGGTGTTGAAACATTCCATACAGGCTTACTGAAATGTCCGTCAGTAAACATAATGATAGCCTCAGCATTTATCTTCTTCTCAGTAATATACTTTGCCACACAATCAGGTTCAGTACCCCCACCCCCTGACGGCTTGAGTAAACTTACCATGTTGTGATAGTCCTTTGATGTAAACACTTGCTCACTAGAAACATTAGCGTCCCACCATATCACTCTGAGTTTCTCAGGTTCAGTATTGATAGCTATACTCTCAATCTCACTAACAAACTTATCAAACGCTACTTGTCCAACTGAGCCTGATGTATCAATGGCAACTATCAATTCGCCTACCGACTCATCTTCAACTGAGGGCAAATATAAATCGTTTGCCATGTGTCTCTTGTTGAATCGTCGCCATGTATACTCATCACTCCCTCGCATAGATGAAGTAATGAAGTCTCTCAATATATCTCTCCAATCTATAACAGGCGTAAGCATATCTGTAATACTTCTAGGTATGTTGCCACCTAGTTTCCCTGCCAAAATACTTCCTTGTCGCATAGCCTCCTCAACTTCTTTGGCTAACGACTCATCAACTTTTTGCTGAGCAACTGTATACTCATCACTCGGTAGTGCTGTTGTGTCACCCGATACTTGTAAACTTTCAGCGTCATGCTCATCAAGAGTTCCTTCGCTATGTTTCTGTGCAAACTGCTCAGGGTTTTCTTCCTGTTCTTTTTCTAAGTCTTTGAGTATGTCATTGACAGACCAATCGTGATACTTAACATCATAGAGTCCACCCTTTGGAAGTTTTACAAATGAACCCTCTTTGTCAGCACTTACAATCATGTCATTTACTACATAATCACAGGCTATGTTTACCAACTGATGTTTGCCCTGTTTCATCAACGACCTAAATCGTGGCATATGTCCTAACGCTACATGTCCATTCTCATGCCATATCAATGCCCTTAGTTCTGAGTCTGTCAAACTATCAACAAACTCTTTGCCATAGAATTTGTTGAGTCCGTCTGTCTTAGCCGTTGGACAATCTTCTACAATCTTACTATCACCCATGAGCATAACCCCTGAGAATAGAGCAGTTCGTTTGTCCCTCATGAGAGAGACATGAGCTTTCTCAAGTCTCTCACTTGCATTGAGTTTTTCTATATGTCGCCCTCTCATTACTTATCCTCCTTTATTGTAAGTTCTTCAATCATTACCTTGCATACTTCTTTAGTAGTGATTCTTTTACTCTCAGGTATTCTCCAAAGATTTTTGTTAGTGTTGCGATTATCTGCTATGTAGTCCTCAAGTTCTCTTTTCCAGTCTTGATTCATTATCCCTCTCCAAGTAAGTGAGTATTTTCTAAGCCAAAGTCTCGTATCTCTTTGTTGTTCTTACCAAGTAGAATACCTTTATCAGTAGACATCAGCATTGTGTAAAACACGGCTTTCATTTCTTTGTTACTAATCCTACCAAGATACTGCATGAAAGCAGACAACTCATCTTGAGTCTCTAACTTATCAACTGCTTGAAACATCAGTATGAGTTTTGCAGTCAATTGCTCAGGTATGATAGTTTCCATAGGACTAGATAATATGTCTTCAAACTTTGGTAACTCTTTCTCTAATGATAAGAAAGCAAACATATCAGCACAGGCAGATTCGCCTATCGTTCCTGAGAGAGCAGTCCTTACTGAATTGTCAGTTAGAATACTTCTATTGTCCACAATCACACTTGCTTTTTCTAGTGAGCGTGGAGATACAAATGACAACTGAGTTTTCTTAGGATTGAAAATGTATGGATTATCTTCCGAGCCTGTATCAAGATAGCTATGCAAACACTTAGGTGTTAAGTGTACCCATGCTCTAATCAATGGACTAACTGCATTGTTGTTTGCCCATTGTAACCAAGACTTGTGGTCGGGTTTTTTCATTCTCATGATACATACTCTATTCCCTGCATGAGCCAACATTCCGTCCCCCAATCCGTCAGACTGATTGTTGGAAGTAGCAAATACCATTGAGCCTTTTGGTAATGGTGTATCACCAACTGAACGCTCAAGCATTAGCCTAGTAAATATTACTTGTAACAACTTTGGTGCTTTCATAAACTCATCAAGTAATATGATTTTTGGTTTCGGTGATTCCAATTTGAAGATAGAGCCATTGTAGTTTTCCAAAGTCTTTGTTCCATGATTTGGAATAGTCATAGCTATGTCTGACATATCTTTTACTGGACAATCAACATATACATAATCGTACTTGTCGCCTAAGTCTTGCTCTATCATTTTGAGCAATGAAGTTTTACCACAACCTGCCTCACTCTGAATTACAGGTGTAAGAGTTTCAGCTATTGTTGGTATTAGAGTTCTTAGTTCTTCAATCGTTACTTGGTTCATGTTCATAATATATTTCCTTATATAATGTAGAGACTAAATAGTCCCTGAGTTAATTAAATAAACTT